TTTTTTGTCTGTTTCAGCCTGTGCTATAGCTACTGACTCATCTTGCAAAGCATCGTAATCAGGTATCTCAGGCAATGGTGGTGGCTTAGGTTTTTTATACCCCGGACAGTTTGGGTCACTCTGTGGGTCAAAACAAGGGTCAAATCTGTATATGTATCTAACATCAGCACCCTCTATACTACCTGTGCCTTCTTCTTTTAATCTACCTGCACCAAAAACAGCAAGTGGAGTATATGGTAAGGCAATTGTTCTTCTAACCTCAATACCTCCTTCACGCTGTGACCAGTCTTGCACATCTTGAAACACATACCCACCACCTACTTTATCGTTCTCAAGTGTGACAATGTAATTGTCCTCTTTAACTTTTATAGGTGTGTATTTGTAGGTTACTCCTGATATGTCCATACCACCAATGCCATTAGCACCAAGATACGTGGGAGTCATTGTCCATTCTAAACCACTAATAGCTACGTTAGGTGTGTAACCGAAACTGTAAGCTTGTATGCTAGAAGAACAAAAAAGCAGAAGCGATAGCACCCATAATCTTGATTGCATCATCTCTTTTCTCCTGTGCAGATTTTTCGTGTTCACGTGTTGGTACTGGTATGTCTTCTGTATGGACTTCCCATGCCGCAGTTGCCTCAGCGCCTATTTTGCCCATATAGGGGCAGGGAGTTCCTGCCATAGCCATCGCCCTATGGATTTCGCCGGAGGGGTCAGCACAAAGGAGGCTCACAGCCGCAACCTTCATACCAAAATCATACAATGTTTTAGCGTTTTTAAGTCTCAGGCAATTTTTTTCAGTATATGTAGCACCAAGGCTTAATGAAAATATCTGTGTACCCATAGCACCACTAGACGATATTGTACAAAGGTCTGAGTTGTTACCACCTACGTTTGGAGATATGGCACTTGGTGGAGGTGATTTAACTGTCGTTTCATTAGTTCCTGTCGTGGTCACAGTAGATGTCGTATTTTGAGTAATTGAGCTTTCGTCTACTGCAAGTACAGGAAACACAAAAACAATCCAAAAACAGGCAACTATGCCAAATGCTATTGTGTTGTTAATTTTTCTATTCATAAATAATTAAAATTTATATTAAGTCTAACTTTTGCATCTGTACAAGTTGTACTTTGGTGTAATTTATTTGTATCAAAAAATAACATTCTGTTAGCTACGCTTTCTACTTTTTCATTTTCTACTATTGTGTAACCATTGTTAGTGTTAATATACAATAATGCACCTTTGTGTTTAAAATCGTAATCTCTATGTTTTTCATGCACAGTTAATTTTTCTGTTTGAGGGTACATATTAGCTTTTACTCTTATTATAGCTTTTGCATCTAACGATTCAATAACTGGAACAATTGTTGAAAAGAAATTAGAATTTGGACTATAGTCTATATAAAACGTGTGGTACAAAAACCAATGATTTTTATTAATTTCATTAGTTGTTTTAAGTGCAACATTGTCATTGTAATACCAAGGAAAATTATTATCAGTTACTTGCTTTTGTATTTGTTTAAATACTTTTTGTGGTAAATAGTTGTCAACAATTTTCATACTAAATATAATTAAGATTTAAAACATATCGAAAGGGTTCATCCGTATGTGAAGTTCCTGTATGTTTATATGTATTAGGAAATACAACCAAAGAATTTGCTTCACATTTAACTTCAACTAATTTATTGTTTTCTTCTATTAATGTTGAACCATTTGTTGTATTTAAATAAAAGATAGCTACATTAACATTTTCTACAGGATTTTTATTCCACAGAAAATCATAATGTAAACCACCTAATTGTTCGTTTTTTGATTGTTTCCAATTGCAATTTAATTTAACTCTACTAAATACTTTTATATCTAATTTATCATAAAGAGGTATAAATGTTTCAAAATAAGTTGATGTAACATTGTTTTCGAAATATATTTTATGTATAAATTGATGTTGGTTTTTCTCATCTAATATGCGTACTTTGAACCAAGCAATATTTGTCGATGTAATTTGTTCATAAATATTTTCATAAGTCTGTTTGTCTAAAACATTTTTATGAATTTTTATTTGACTATCCATAATCTATTATTGGTAAATTAATATAATTTTCATCACTTATACCTGAATCAATACTACCTGTAATAAATGTGTTAAACGAAATTGACACTCTTGTTTCAACATCACCTTTTACTGGTTTTACAGAATGCGCTAAGTTAGAAGGAAATAAAAGTAATCTACGTTCTACAGCTTGTATGTCGTAATTTGTAGCATTGTATTCATTGTATGTTGAACAAATAGGAGTTAAGATTTGAGAATCATTTTTTGCAAAAGTAATAAAATCTCTGTCAACAACTGTTTTGACATAAAAAACACCTGATACAATAGAGTTTGGATGTTTATGTGGATGATGAAATTCACTTAAATTAGTTCTATTTGCCCAACAATGCGTTATGTAATGCCTTACAGTATCAGGAGGTGAAAGTGTTTTTGTTATGTATTCAGCTAAACATTTATTAAAAAAAAACCTAAGTTTTTTCATTTCAGGATAATCTAACAAAGTTTTATTAGCACTTATAGAATTACCCTCATTTGCAACAAATTTCAAATTTTGTATAAAATCTAATTCTTTTTGGCTCATTGGTTTAATGTAATCATACATACCAATAGGTGTTGGGAATATGTCTTTTATCATCAATACACCCAAGATGAATCTGCATTACCTATTTTTCCTTTAGGTAACAAATTAAAAGCAATACTTCTGCGAATATGTTTGTATTTTTTATTTTTCTTTTTAATTACCATGTGAGGTGTTTGTGAAGGAAACAATAATATTTCGCCTTTGTTCATTTCATAAACAGCAGAAATAGCAGTATCTAAAGAAAATTCTTTATGTGGAATATCTATGTTGTTCATAGAATATAACGTGCTATCTATTTGTAAAGCACATTCATCGTGTAAATAATAAACACCACTCCACCAAGAATTGTGATGTGTATGTACATTTGCACCATAAAGTTCAGCAGGTGTCTTTGTAAGCCAAGACGTTGTCATTTGCACATCGCAATTATATTTTAGTCTATCAAGTAACCAATCTTTTGCAACTGCAACAATTTTATCTTGTAATGTTTTGTGTTCATCAAGCACATGAACATTAAATGTCTGATTGTAATCCCACAAAGAATCGTCTGCATCATAATAATCATAAACTTTAGTTAGTTCATCAACTATTTCAGGTAATTTATATCTTGCAACATGAGTAGCAAACAATTTGTCTGCACCAACATATTCCATTATGTTTGCCACTTATCTTGTGGGCAAGAATCTTGTTTTAACAATACCTTGCCTTCAAGGATACAACCACAATCACTACACCACCCAACACCCCATCGCATTTTTTTATACTCGCAAGTGTTACACGTAGCTAATCGTTCTTGTCTTAATGATTTCGGCGATAATAAATTGAATTTATCTATATATTGTGCCATGTATCTCCTTAATTAATTTTTACTACATTTATAATATAATAGAGTAACTAGAATTAAAAGCAATGACTGTTTTTCTTGCCGTACCATTGCTTGGTGAACGATGTTTCATCCATGCAGACATAGTTACTACATCTCCTTCTTTTGCAACATAGTCAATTATTGTACCATCAATATCAACTACTTCTGTTTTATATTGACTGTTAGGTAATTCTAAAAAATAACAATTTGTAAATTGTGTATTTGGATGATTGTGCCAGTTATGTTGTTCATTTTTTTTATATTGTTGAAACCAACTGTTGCTAATATCCCAATCAAATTTATCAAAACCTAAACTTTTACCGATATTAGTCATAATCGGTGATACAACATCATTGTAAAAATATTCTGTGTAAGTTCTTTTAACATCACTAGATATATTCCAATCACTATCCATGCCTTGGTATCGAGTGTTGTTGTTATTTTTAAAATTATCTATGTAATTTAATAAAATAGGTTTATGTTTATCATGGTCACCTACTGTGTTAACTAAAATCATTTACACAAATGTGTCATCTGCCCATTTTACCGCTATATCACCACTTTTAATTGTAGTGTAACCTCTAGCAGGTTGTGGTGGTGCGCCTTCTGCTATTTCGCTGTTTTTAGTGCCATCTTCTAAAACTGTAATTGTTTCATATGCATCTGACCATGCTTCTAAGTCTGATTTCCATTGATTATGTGTACTAAGTGCTATATATTTAATTACAACTTTAATAACTGAATCACCTTTTTCTACCTGTTTTACTTGTACATTTTGTGTGCTGTAATCAATGTAACCATTTTCATCACCATCATCTTCTACGCTTTTGTAATGCAAATAGGAATTTGCTTCTGCGCCACCACCATGTTTAACATCAACACCTGATACAACTTCAATTGTTGTTAATGCTTCGTACATTGTTCCAACATCTGTATATGTAAATTTAGTTTCCAGTAAATCTTCAGCAGTAAACTGGTCACCTCTAATTTTTTTTGCTTGTAATGTTACTGCCATTTTTATCTCCTATGAAATTTGTCCTGTGTTACCTGAAAGAGCAGAACCTGCTGAACCTGATATAGAGCCATTAGCTCCTGCTGAACCACCTGAACCGCCCGGTCTTCCACCTGCATTTGAATTACAACTTTGATAATGACCTCCTCCTCCTCCTGAAGCACCACCATTACCTAAATTGCCGCCACTACCACCTGTTCCTGCACCGCCATGATAGGCATTACCACAATTATTGTTTGGTCTGTTTGTACCACAATAACTTCCTCCACTACCACCACCTGCGCCACCTGATGTTGAACCTCCTGAAGAACCTGCCGAGCCTGAACCTGCGCCACCACTTCCTCCTGCACCTCCACCACCACTATTTGCACCGCCGCCTCCACCGCCGCCACTACAAAAAATACTACCATTAGAACCACCGCCACCGCCACCGCCACCATTTCCTGTAACAGTTTTAGTTCCTGCTGAACCTGCTGTACGTGTACCTGCTGTATCAAATACTACTGCTAAATTATTGTCACCTGTTTGTGAATGTTCAAAAGCGTTACCACCATTGTTTGCTGAATCTGCTGAACCTGAACCTGCCGCTCCTGCCGCTCCTGCACCACCTGCGCCATTTCCTCCACCTGCTCCGCCTTGTCCACCACCTGAAGGTGGGTTTCCTGACGTGTTTGAACCTGATGCTCCTACAATAGAACCATTGTTAGTAATATTAATTGTGTTACCTGAACCCCAACCTGTATCAGTTTTCATTGCAGGAGTAGAAGCGTTGCTACCACTAACTGTTACACCACTATTAATAGTTAATATAACAGGTGTATTTTGGTCACCACCTGCCGCTACTGCCGCAGTCTTAATGTTATAGTCACTTGTATTGCTAGATATGGTTAATACTGTTGCCGCTACAGAGCCATAAAAATCGCTAAATTGTACTTCGCCTGATGTTGGTACATTAGGGTTTGCACCTGAAGGTACTAAACCTGCGCCACCATAATACTCACTTATAGCATGTGGAGCTGAACCACCAAATTCTGATACAAGGTCTTGCATTGTTAAATCTGCACCTGATGATTGTACTGCCATTATTTTTTCTCCAGTTTTTCTACCTTCGCAGTAAGCTCCTTAATAGACTCAATAAGCAATGCGTGTAGATTGTCGTAATTCAAAGTCTTATACTTTTCGTCATTACCTGTGTGCAATGGCAATGAGCGTTCTGTTACAGCACAAGGCATAACTTTTTCAACATCTTGCGCTAGTAAACCTGCTGACTCCATGCCATCTTTAAGGTATTTATAAGTAACACCTGTAAGTTGTGCAACTTTGTCTAAAGCGTGGTCAATAGGGTTAATATCATATTTAAGAGTTGCATCTGAGATTGTTGATGAAAATGCAATTACGTCACCATCAACGTGTAAGTCACCATCAGCTTCTAAACGCATTTCTTCACCTGCATTTACAGTAAATCTCATGTCTGTATTATCTGTAAAAGTAATTTTATCACCTGAATTTAAGCCAACATTAGATATACCATGTCCACTTAAATCACCTAACGTGTTAGATAATCTGTCAGCATCTACTGCATCGTCAGCAATTCTAGCTGAAGTTACCCAGTCATTTGCTGTGATAGCGTTTAATTGTGTTTGTATTGCACTTGTAACTCCATCAACATATCCTAATTCAGTAGCTGTAAGTGTTGCAGGAATGCCATCTAAAACATTTAATTCTGCCGCAGTTGATGTAACTGCTGTGCCACCTACCTCCCATTGACTAGCTGTCAAATTAGGCTTAATTGCTGTAGTGCCATCTAGTAAGTCATCAAGTGTATCTAGGTTAGTGTTTAGTTTTGTTCCCCAAGTATCAGCAGAAGCTCCCACTTCAGGCTTTGTCAAAGAGAACGTAGTAGTAGTTGTATCTGCCATTTATATCTCCTAAAAA